TAATGCAGACAGAATTATGTAAATTAATGAAAGAACACGGTAGTGATAAAGCGACTTGGCATAATTATACGCTATTTTACTATGATATATTTTTACCCTTTAAGGATAAAGCTTTTAATTTTTTTGAACTGGGTCTAGGTACAAAAAATGCAAATATTCCTTCAAATATGAAAATGATCGATGCACACGCAGAAACCAAACCCGGCGGCTCACTAAGAGCTTGGGAAAAATTTTTTTCTAATGCTATAATATATGGAGCGGATATAGATCGAAATATATTGTTTCAATCAGACAGAATACATACTTTTTATTGTGATCAAACAGATCCTAAAACTATCTATGATTTATGGAACAATGATATTCTCAAAAATCTAACTTTTGATATCATTATAGATGATGGTCTTCATACTATTGATGCCAATATTTGTTTTTTACAAAACTCTCTGAAAAAATTGAGCAAAGATGGAGTGTATATCATTGAGGATATTTCATTAAAGGATATGCCTCTTTACAATGAAACACTATTACGTCTAACAGAAAGTTTATTTTTTAACCACAAAATTATACCTTTTAATCACTATATTAATAATCACGACAATGCAATTTGTTTAATTACACACGAAGAAACCCCACAATGACTCTTACTACAGATAATATTTTTACACATACGATCAGTAATGATTTTATAAGTTTAATTATATCTAACTCCAAAAAAGCAGAGATTGGAGGAAAGTCTCAAATTAGAGCTGCTAATAAAAGAGCTTCTAATTTAGCAGAAGATCAGCTTGTCGGTCAAATATCAACATATTGTGCATCAATGATTTTGACTGGATCTCCAGAAGGATATATTCAAGCAAGAGATAAAGCAAACGCTAATCCTTTAGCTGGAGATAATGGAGTAGACATAGCTGGTTTGCCTAATGTGGATATTAAGGGGAGTCTGATGAGGTACTCTAATAATCCTCTTAACTATAGATTATTGGTTCGACAGAAAGAGAGACACGAAAACTGGATTTATGTTTTGGCATTAGTTCCAAAAGAAAGACCATATAAAACATATCTTGTTGGATGGGCTAATGATAATGATCTACCATCAAAACCTTATGACGGTGAGATAAAATCTTTACATGGGGCATACGTTATTGAGGCTAGAAATTTGAGGAAAATCGAAGAGCTAATTTCTGTTAAAGTATAACTATGTCTAGAAAAATTTGTTCATATTGTGGCAAGCGTAAAAATAAGGGGAGTTTCCCTAAACACAGTATGTATAAAGATAATCTTGATAGTAGATGTAGAAAATGCGTGAAGAAACATTCTAAGGTTAGAGTTAAGCTACACAAGAAAGCCCCTCCAAAACCAGAAGTTTGTGAGTGTTGTAAAAAAATCCCATACAAATGGTGTTTGGATCATGATCATGACGACGATAGTTTTAGAGGATGGCTTTGTGAACCATGTAATACTGGCATAGGAAAACTTGGAGATAATTTTGCTGGTATTACGAATGCTATGAATTATTTTCTTTCAAGACAAAAACGATATGAAAAACAAGATTAGAGAACATTTAATAGAAAACGATATGACTTACTATCAGCATTTTAAATTTGCTGTATTTTTTGGATTCTTATCTGTACTAGCAGGTTTTTGTTTGATAGTTCATGCGTTTTTCCCATGCTGGTTTCAAACGTCTGGTAGTGATTTGGTTCAGTCAATGGCTATTGTGTTCAAGAAACGAAAACGATTAGACGATACTTGACAAGTGGACTACCGTATGGTAGAATTGGGACAACACAGGAGAAAATAAAAATGTCGTTTGAGCATCTTAATGGTTTTGTTCGTGATCTGAAAGCAACTAGTAGTACTCTTGATAAGGTTGGCATTATTGAGGATTATACTTCCTCTAATGAGAGTGGAGCAAATTTTCTTAAAAAGATTCTGCTCTATACTTATCATCCTCTTTGGCAGTATAATGTAACTAGTGATAATCTTAAAAAGAAAAGTCATCTGCGTGGCAGAGTCTACAAGTCTATATTTGATCTGTTGGATGCTTTGAAGAATAGAGAAATTACAGGTCATGATGCCATTGGAGCAGTTAATAGCTTTATTGACAATCAAAGAGAATACGAAGAACTCGTTCATTGCATCATTGACAAGGATTTGAAAACCCGTGCTGGAGATAAGCTGATTAATAAGGCTATTCCAGATCATATCCCAACATTTAGTGTTGCTCTAGCGGACAAGTATGTTCCTAAAATTGTAGACTGGAAGGATGGGTGGTATGTTAGCAGGAAGATCGACGGTGCTAGATGTATTGCTATTGTTGACGGTAATAGTAATACTACCTTTTATTCCCGCACGGGAAAAATCTTTGATACTCTTGATATTGTTAGCGGTGGCATTAAAGCTTTGGGACTTACTAATGTAGTTCTTGATGGAGAGCTTTGTCTGGTTGATGAAGATGGTAACGAGGATTTTCAAGGAGTAATGAAGGAACTTCGCAAGAAGGATCATACTATTCCTAATCCTTCCTATAAAATTTTTGATATGATTACTCATGACGAGTTTTATAGTCAAAAGGGAGAAAAGAATCGACCATTTAGTATCAGGCTCAAGAATCTTACAGAAGTTATGAAGAAGAATGAGTGTCCTTGTTTGACGCTGTTGGAACAATCTTTGGTGAAGGATGAGAGTCACTTTCAAGAGTTTGTGACCGAATCCAATCAGAATGGATATGAGGGGCTTATGCTTCGATCTGACGCTCCATATAAAGGTAAACGATCCAAAGACCTATTGAAGTATAAAGCGTTCTCAGATGACGAATACGAAGTTCTGGACACAGAAATGGGGCCATTTCGTTATGTTAAGGATGGTGCAGAATGTGAGGAGACTATGTTGAGTTGCGTGATGATTCAACACAAGGGTCATACTGTTAGAGTAGGGTCTGGTTTTAGTATCGAACAAAGACAAGAGTTTTATAAGAATCCTAAGAAAATTCTTGGCAAGCAAATAACTGTACAATATTTTCAAGAGACAGAAAACGAGAAGGGTGGGCTTAGTCTTCGCTTCCCCACTTTTAAGATTCTTCATGGAGAAGAAAGAGACATATAGAATTATGCCACCAGCATGGAAAGAGCTAGGTTTTAGAACTTATGATGCCTATATAAGGTCTAGGCTCTGGTGGAATATAAGGCAACTAGTCTTAGAACGAGATGGTAGATGTTGTCAGGTTTGTGGCTCTCCTTCTAAAACAGTTCATCATATTGATTACACAAAAATTATCATGCTGGGTCAGGGAGATCAGCATGAATTAATTACATTGTGTGAACCATGCCATAATTTTGTTGAGCAAGACAAGCATATTGGTAAAAAGAAAAGCTTGTTAAATAAATTATTTTGTCAAAATAGCAAAAATACTTTAGATGAATGGCAAATTTGGGCTCAAGCATTTAATAGTGATATTCAATATAATTCAGAAAGACTATTTGAGCATAACCATATCAAGAGAAAGAAACATAAGAATAAAAACAAAAAGAAACCTATCTCTACTAATGCTAATAAACCAGAAGTAATAAATACAACATCGAAAAAAGAAGAATCGTCTTTAGATGTTATAAAAAATGAAATTGATAACTATATAAAGCAACATAAAAAGAAAAAAAAGCCTAAAGCTGTTGACAATAAAGATATTAGCAATTATTTTAAAAACAAAGATCAATCATGGATTAATTCTAAAGTAAAATATTATAATAATCTTAGTGAAGATGAAATTAAAAAACAACTACGTCAAGCTTTTCCATATTTTATAAATCTTCTATTGAATCATCCTAATGCTAGTGAAAAACTTAAAAGTTGCATAAGGCCACATTTCCAAAAAAATAAACCGAAAGAAACTTTTCAACAAAAAAGAATAAGACTAGAAGAACAATACCAAAAACAAAAAGCTAAAAAGAAAACTAAGCTATCTGGTAAACTGCCAGCATGGACTACTAATCATAAAACCATTATACCTAAACAAGAAAATCCATTGATGAAATATGTGAAGGAAGTAAAGGATAAAACCGATTGACCAGTTTCCGGTATGGTGTATAAAATTATCCCGCCTTACTGGAGATATTAAATGATCAAAGTTATTCTTCGCTCTCTCATATATCCGTGGTTTATTCTATTTATAGGATTCTCTATAGGTTTTATTTGTAATTCAGAATGGTTTGGTTACAAATATGTGCTTGTGGAAAGATCAGTACGAAATATATTTTTTCCAATAAAATATGACGAAAAAGTAGAAGAATGGGTCAAATCTAATGGACGATTAAGATTATGGGCAAGCCTAGACTGTCCAAAAGATTTTGAGATTGTTCATGAGTTTGTAAAAGGAGAAGAGCATTATTGGGCTGTTTATAAGACCAGAGATAGTAAAGGTAAAGAAATTAAAGACATTGGTAGTGTCAGAGTTAAGTGGAAAACATGGGAATACTATTATAAATTAGACGAGATTATAGATAAGCATGGGTCTAGGAAATTAGATTGATTCAAGATGCGGGGCTTGACAAAACGATAGGACTAGTGTAGAATGTCAGCATACACTTTGGAACAAACTTTTGAGGACACTATGACAGAGATTATTGTTGAGAAAAAGCCAGTTGTGATGAGTACCACCAAGGCTGATGAGTTTTTTAAGAATTTTCCCAAGGATAAGGTAGTTGCCTATAAAGACTATTGGGAGAGTGTTCGTCCCAAGTCTGACGAAGATATTTTTCGTCGCTATCTCTTTTCGTATTGCAGCGTCCACACAACTTGGCAGGGCAATGTTAAGGGATATAATGCTATTAAGAATTTTAGCGAGTGGCTGGACAGTAAAGAAACTCTTTTGACAAAACTCCACAAGAGCGGCGTTGGATTGCATAATAATCGTACCAATTATATCTGGGATTTTAGCACCAAGTTTTGGGCTAATCCTAAAGATTTTTATCTGACCACCAAGAAGTATCATGTTAAGAAGCGAGACAGTATTCTGAATAAGATTAGTGGAATTGGTCTGGCTAAGATTAGCTTTGCTCTGGAGATGATTCATCCTAATGAGGCTAGAGTATTGTGCGGAGATATTCATCAACTTAGGCTTTACGATGTTGAGGCTCTAAAGTATAATAAGTCTAAAGTCGGATCAGAAATTTACAAAAAGATGGAACGTCACTGGATGGTAAATTGTGGCAAACTTAAGATTCCATCGTATGTTGCACGATCAATTTATTGGGACGATCTTCAAAAGAAGGAAGATAGCCGTTACTGGAGTTATGTTCTGGAGAGCTAATTATGCAGAATGGTAAGGGTTCTAAAAGACGAGAGAGTTTGGTTTCTCAAGAGACTTGGGACAAAAACTACGAAAGAATTTTTAGAAAGAAAAAAGATGGGAAGCGTGACGAATCTAAAAGAAAATAAAAGCCTCTTTATTCCGTGTTCTTGTAAGAGCGAAATTTTAGTTATTGAATATGATCATGAAATTCAATTGGCTGATTTAGCAATATTTGAGCATTATACAAACTATAGTAATAAGATGTCATTATGGCAGAGACTAAGGTATTGTTATAAGGTTTTATTTGAAAGAAAACCATACGCAGATCAGATGGTGCTTGACAATAAACAGCTCAAAGATTTACAAAAATTTCTTAATGGTCTGACTCTTTAAGGTGTATAATAATAGGTTATCGAAAATAAACA